GCTCTCGAGCTTATGAACGCAGGGCGGAAGATCGCAACACAGTATTGGAGGGTGCTAGGATTCGCCACGCGCGACAGCCTGGCGCGGTTCCAGCCGTCGCAAGCGTTCACACCGATCGATCCGGCTACCGAGAAGATCCGCGAGGATGCGTTCAACGTCGCACTGAGCGTGGTGGACGCGAGGGGGCGCGATGATCGTAAGGCGTTTGATCACCTGTGCATCGATCCGTATCCCGACAGTGGCCCCCGTTGGCTAGACGCAATCATCTACGCGCATCGTCGGGACCAGCGTGCGGCGGAGTGGGATTATGCTATGCTGCGGTTGGCAATCGAGGGTTTGGAGGCACTGGCATGACGGTAATGTAAATTCCGGTAAGAAACGTTATCGGAAGAAACATGGCGCTTTCGATGCTTGACTAGCCCCACCGTTTCTGGCATCCAACAACAACACGTTACCGCGTATATCGAACACGAGGCCCCGTAGAGCAGACCGCTCCGGGGCCTTTTCGCGTTTTGGCGCGAGCAATCGAAAGGTTCCGCTATGGCTCGCATCCCCGGATCACAGCTATCGGGCACGTCGTTGGTCAATGGCAGCGGCGAAACTGAGTGGGTGCAGGGCACGGCCTCAACCGGCACCTCTGCTCCTGGCGCCCTTGACGATGGCAGCGCCCCGGTCAAGATCGCAGGCTCCGACGGCTCGAACATCCGCACGGTGATGACCAACTCGGTCGGCGCGCTTCGTATCGGCATCTCGAGCGGCGCTTCGACGGTCACTGGCAACACCCTCGGCGCAGATGGGCTAGCAACCACGCTGGTCGGCATCGATACGCGTGGGTTCCAGCATTACTTCAACGGCACAACGTGGGACCGTGCGCGCGGTGACGTGAATGGCGCCTACTCGGTTGTGACGCCGGGTTCCAGCGCAGCTAATGCCCTGAGCCGGCAAGCTACCACGGTAGCGTCGTCCACGCTCGTCGTGAAAGCATCGGCGGGCAACCTGTTCGGCTATAACATCGTCAGCGGTGCGGTCGCGGGCTATGTGATGTTTTTTGATGCTACGACGGCGCCTGCTGATGGTACCGTTACGCCAAAGATGTGCTTCGCGCTCGCGGCCAACGCATCGATCCAAGCTGATCGCGATATCCCGATCCGGTTCACGACCGGCATCACGATGGTGTTCAGTTCGACGGGCCCGTTCACGAAGACGGCCAGCGCAACGGCATTCCTCGCCGGTGACGCAGTATGAGCGATATGTACTCCCAGCTCGTCAACGGGCTAGTCGCTGATGTGATGCAGTACGTCGCTCCTGCCTCGGGCAACACGGTTACCACGAACTCGGGTGTGACGCTGCTGCTGATCGACGCGGGCAGCTTGCTCGCAACGCTGTCGGTCGTGCTGCCTGCGAGCCCCGTAGACGGTCAGCGCATCGTCATCGCGTCGTCGGGCGTGATCACGCTGCTGTCGGTCACTGGCGGCACCGTGAAGGGCGCTCTCACGACGCTCTCGGCAAATGGTTTCGCCCGGTACGCGTATTCTGTGCCGGGCAACGCATGGTTCAGGACAGGTTGATGACCGAAGAGAAGCGCAAGCCCCCATCCGCCGGCATGGGCCGCAAGAAGGGCGTGCCCAACAAGGTCACCGCAGTCGCCAAGGATGCGATCGCGATGGCTGCTGAAGGCCTGGGAGGCACGCAGCGGCTGATTGATTGGGCGAAGGAAGACCCGAAGAACGAGGCCGCGTTCTGGACCACGATCTACCCGAAGCTGCTGCCGTTGCAGGTCAATGGTGCTGGTGCGGGCGGCGAGCATATTCACAAGGTCATCCGCGAGATCATCCACCCCGCGTCGGTCCCTGCACCTGAGTGACAGCGCTCCACATTCCAACAGCGGCCGTATTCGAGCCGTTGCTGGCGGACGCGCGTTACAAGGGTGCATGGGGTGGTCGCGGTAGCGGTAAAAGCCACTTCTTCGCCGGCCTCCTGATCGAGGAAAGCCTGGCGGAAAAGGGGATGCTTTCGGTCTGTATCCGAGAGGTCCAGAAGACGCTGGCGCAGTCATCGAAGCGCCTGTTGGAGAACAAGCTAGCCGACTTCGGTCTTGGTGAAGCGGACGGCTTCAAGGTCTTTAAGGAGGTGATCCAGACTCCCGGGGACGGGGTGATAATCTTCCAAGGCATGCAGGACCACACGGCGGAATCGATAAAGTCGCTGGAAGGGTTCAAACGGGCATGGCTGGAGGAGGCTCAGACAGTCTCAGCTAACAGCCTGACGTTGTTGCGACCGACGATCCGCGCTCCGGGGTCCCAGATCCTCGCAAGCTGGAACGCACGACGGAAGATCGACCCGGTCGACCTGATGTTGCGTGGTGACCAGCTGCCTACGGGCGCGGTGGTGGTTGAGGCGAACTGGCGCGACAATCCGTGGTTGACCCCGGAACTCGAGCAAGAGCGCCTTGATTGCCTGCGGATGACGCCTGACCAGTACGGGCACATCTGGGACGGCGAGTATGTGTCGATCGCGTCGGGTGCGTATTTTGCCCGGCAGTTGATCGACGCGAAGAACGAAGGCCGTATCTCCGGGGTCGCGTTTGACCCCTTGATGAAAGTGCGGCTGTTCTGGGATATCGGGGGCACGGGGGCGCAGTCGGATTCATGTTCGATCTGGCCGGCGCAGTTCATCGGCAAAGAGATCCGCACGCGGGACTATTACGAGGCGCAGGGCCAACCCCTCGCGACGCACGTTAACTGGCTGCGGTCCAAGGGTTACGGCCCCGATCGCGCCGATATCTGGTTGCCGCATGATGGCATCCAACAGGACAAGGTTTTCGACGTATCCTACCAAAGCGCACTGCGCTCCGCAGGGTACACCGTCACAGTCGTTCCCAACCAGGGCAAGGGCGCCGCGGCAGCACGCGTTGAGGCTGGTCGCAATCTGTTCAACCGCGTGTGGTTCGACGCTGGCACGACCGAGGGCGGGCGCGATGCGCTCGGCTGGTATCATGAGCGCAAGGACGACAAGCGCAACATCGGGCTTGGCCCCGAACATGACTGGTCCAGCCACGCGGCCGACGCATTCGGGTTGATGGCAGTGGCCTACGAAGAGCCGACCAACAACTGGTCTAAGCCGATCGGGCGAACATCCCGCGTCGTTTGAAAGAGTTCCGGGTGCGCGCCGGTAATCAGCGCCTAACCAAGGAGAGTAACATGAGTGCACGTAAAGGACCCCCGTCCGCGCTGGAGACGGGGAAGAGTGGTATCGCGTCGATCGATGATGAGCCGGGCGCGCAGAGCTATGCCGTCCAGCTTCACACCGCCGACAAGGGCCTCGAGGTGAAGTATGTTTCGGCGAAGTCCGGCGACGAGGCAGCGCAGAAGGTGCTGGCTTCCGAGGGCTACAATGAGGCGTCCATTCGCGGCATCACCCCCGCGAGCGATCCCGACGCCAACAGCCTGGGCGGCGAGCGCGACGCAGCGATCATGCTTCGGAACGCAGCCAATCCCGGCGCAGTCATCAACTCGCTCGGCACCGCGGCCAACGAGAAGGCGACCGAGGGCCTGGGCAAGGGCGACGTTTCCGAGCTGAAGGACTAAGCTTTGGCCAAGATGAACGACGCGGACCTTCGTGACCTCGTTGCGAAGCGAAGGGACGCGTCGTTCGACTATACGAATGGTGAGTTGGCGCGTAACCGCCTTGAGGCCATGCAGTTCTATCGTGGCGATAACCTGCCGCTCTACGGGGACAGTGGGGATGGCCTGTCGACGGTCGTCAGTCGCGACACCATGGAGGCGGTGGAATCGATGCTGCCGGCGCTCATCAAGCCTTTCGTGGCTGGTGACGAGGCTGTGCGGTTCGAGCCGACCGGGCCGGAAGACGAAGACGGCGCCAAGCAGGCGACCGAGTACATCAATTATCTGCTCTGGAACCACAACGACTTTTTCCGCATCGTGCACGACAGCCTGAAGGATGGGCTGCTGTACCGCTTCGGCGTCGCCAAGGTGGTGTTCGAAGAGGTCACGGATCTGACGTTCGAGCGCTACCAGGGGCTCACGCAGGAGCAGGTCGCGATCCTTGACGATTCCGAAGACGAAGAGATCGTCGGCGGGGTCGTCCAGCAGAATGCCGATGGCACGTTCGACGTGCAGACGCAGCGCAAGGCCAAGCGCAAGACCTTCCGCGTCATCGTCATCCCACCCGAGCGGTTCCTGTTCGAGCGCCGCATCGCATCCCTCGACGACGGCACGTTCTTCGCTCACCACGACATCAAGGCTGTTGGCGATCTGATCGCGATGGGCCTCGACAAGAAGAAGTGCATGGGCCTGCGCACTGGCGCGCCGGATACCATGGAGGATGACGAGCGCAACAAGTGGGAGGATGAGGACAACCTCGACGACGACGATCTTGCCCGCAAGGTCTGGGTCGACGAGTGCTATATCCGCTGCGACTACGAGGGCGATGGCACGTTGCGTTGGCGCAAGATCATTGTGGCTGGCGCGCAGAACGAGATCCTACTGAGCGAGGAAGCTGACGACCACCCGTTCGAGGGTTGGACGCCTATCCCCGAGCCGCACAAGCTGGTCGGCCGCTCAGTCCACGACCTGACGCGCGATATCCAGATTTCGAAAACTGCAATCAAGCGCGAGGCGATGAACGCGCTGTATCTCGCCAACCGGCCGCAGCGCGAGATCGTCGAGGGCATGGTCAATATCGACGATCTGCTGTCGCCGGCGGTCAACGGTATCGTCCGCGTCAAGCAGACCGGCATGATCCAGGCCATCCCGAGCGCGACGGCTCAGGTGCTGGCTCAGTCGTTCCAGATGGTCGAAGCCCTCGACACCGATCGCGAGGCCCGCACGGGCGTTACGCGGTACAATCAGGGCATGGACGCCAACAGCCTCAACAAGACGGCGACTGGCGTTTCGATCATCACCAACGCCAGCCAGCAGCGGCAGGAGCTTGTAGCCCGCCAGTATGCCGAAAGCTTCCTGAAGGGCGTGTGCCGCAAGCTGTTGAAGCTGGTGAACCGCTACCAGGACAAGGCCGCGGTCATCCGCCTGCGCGGCAAGTGGGTC